TAGCGGTAATCTTGTTCCTAGATACACCGCCAAATACAGAGCCTGATACAAGGCTGTTAAAAATGTACGAACCTGTGTCAATAAATTCTTCAGTTGATTCTACCTCCGATGCAAGTTGGGTGTACTCGTCACCAATTTCTTTTACAATTTCTTTTAAAAAATCCATAATCAAAGTATCTAAAAATATTATAGCACACTATCGCCATTTTGATAAGGGTGCTTCTTTTTCTAACTTTTCACTTTCAATTATATCTGACTCGTCAGGGTTTTCAAAGTTGTGTGTTGATTTCAATGTATGAAGATATTTTAAAACGTGTTCACGTATCTCCATCAAGTCTTCGTAACAACCTTGATTGTGAGCACAACCACGAAGGTCATGATCTGGTTTCATAACTGATTCTGTAAAGAGATCTAATGCTCTTTGATATTTTACAGTAGGTGATTCTTGACCTACAGATGCTTGATCCTTCATACGAAAAATTGCTCCAATGTGTTTCTTCTTTCAACTTTCCATTGTATAGCATCCAGAATAATTTTCAAGGGTTCTAGAAATGACTTGTCAAACTGAGTGTCATAATCTACATATTTGTTTAAACCCAGTTCCTTTGGAAAATCCTGAATAAACGAAATAACATTTTCCTGAATTGGGTTTGGTATCTTCAAGTAACAGAACTTGATTTTTTCACCATTGTTAATTAGTGAATACTTTGTATCCAAATTATTCTTTTTTATATAGTGATTAAAGAGCAATGATCCTCTTACATGAATTGGAGTACCTTTAACATAGATGTCAGAATCCCCTTTGAACTTATTAGGATTACTACAAGATCTTGGGAATGCAACTTCCTCTGGACTCATTGAACGGAAGTTCTTTCTAGAGTCTGCAATAAAATCAATCACTTCATCTTCAGTTCCTTGCATAACCATCTTCAAGGCATCTTTAATTAACTTCCTACATGCAGCAGGTGTTGATGACTTGACTGCTTCAATACCCATCATCTTCAGTTTAGGTTCTTCATATCTAACTCCTTCACTATCCCATACGTTTAGAATGTATCTTTTCTTTGCTGTCCAGATACCACGTTCAGCGATGTTCTCTCGCTTCATACTCATTTTCTGATCATACGCAGAAACGTAATCAGCAAGTTCCTGATAGGATTTCTCAATGAACGGTTCCAACGTTTCTTTACAGATCTTGTCAAGTATCCCCACAACTGCTGTTTTGTCGCTAGACTTATCACCAAAAAGTTTATTAACAAGAGGTCCAAGATTAAGATAGATTGAGTCGGTGTCAGATGCGATAACATAATCTACTTCCTCCGTTTGCAAAAGTTTATTTAGGTATCGATTCATACGTTGTTCAATCCAACGAATAGAAACCTGACCAGATAATGTGATTGCCTCAGCATTTGCTAGTTTGTAATACCTGAAGTATTGATTACCAATAGCACCATAAGCAGAGTTAAGAGAAATCTTCTTTGCCATTTGAATGTTGTTACATCTAGAGATCTCCTTTTCAAGAGCTTTAGTAGGTTTCTTCTCATACTCCTGTTTCGCTTTGAGCATTCTTTTCTTGAATATAACACGGTCACCATACATCTTCTCCATTAGTTCTGGTAAGAATCCACGTTTATCTTTACGGAACATTGCACCATTAGCACAGATTGCATTGTCCTTATACATTTCAAAAGTTAGATTCTCCTTGAGTAACTTATTAACTGTAATTGAAGGGTGCTTTTCTTCAAGTAAAGTTTCTGGGGAAATATTATACTGCATGATTAAATGTGGATATAGACTGTTCAAGTCAAAGGAAACAACCCAGTCGTAAACACCTGGCACTGGTTCTTTCACATATGCACCTGCATATCTTTCCATCTTGTCATTTTCTTCCTTTGGAGGAATAACAATATTCTTTCGTTTCAGGTAATTGTAAATGATAGTATCCCACATCCTTACCTGATAGAAAACATCAATATAATTTACCTTGGCATCATATGCCATAGTCAGGGCAAGTTCAATCAACTTCATCTTGTCTTCCAACTCATCAACTAGTTCTACGTCAATGATGTTGTATTCAATAAACTTCTGCCAACCTTTTGTATAGAAGTCTTTGAATGTATCAAACTCAGAGTGATCAAGTTTCTTCTTACCAAGTTCAACTTCAGCAATATAATCTAGTCTATAAGACTCTTGTGCCTTATAAGTAAACTTCTTATAGAGATCAAGATAATCAAGACATGCTATTCCAGACACAGTATAAGAAACATGTTCTCGTCCCATAATCTTTATGATACCTTTTCTTACCATATTCCAAGGAGAAAATGTCCTCATCTCTTTTTGACCTAGGACACGATCTATACGACCACAGATATAAGGAATATCATATAAGTTACAATTCCAACCAGTAATCACATCTGGATAGTTCTTTGTCCAGAAAGCAAGGAAGGAACGTAGAAGGTGTACTTCACTGTTGCAGTTGATATAACTAACGTTATTTTTCTTGTTTACGAATGCACCTTGACCCCATGTAACAATTTGTTTTGTTGCAGAGTTTTGAATACTAATTGCAAGGATCTCTTCGGCAACTGCATCTGTGGTAGGGAAACCATTTTCAGATGCTACCTCAATATCAATCGTAAATATTCTTACCTTAGATGCATCAAATTTAATTTCTTCCTGTGGGTAATTCTCAGAAATATATTGATAGATGTACTTATCATTTCCGTATATTGATACATTTTCTACAGCACTATATTTTTCAATAAAGTTTCTACATTCCATCACACTACCAGGTTTGATGGGTGAAACTGTTTCTCCTGATAGAGTCTTGTACTTAGACTTCTTAGGAGATTTCATAAAAAGAGTCGGAGAAAACTTTTCTCTTGTCTGAAAGTAGTTACCATTATCGTAACCACGAACAAGGAAATCATCTCCGACTAGTTGGACATTTGTGTAGAACTTCATTTAGTCAAGAACTTTTTGTAATCATCCAAGATAGTTTTGTGAGGATCAACTATTGTCAGGATACTATCTGATGATAGCATACTTGATGTCTGAGTGGTATATGCATGTAACCACTTCTTCAACTGGAGAGGTTCTGTGTCTAGGATCTCTACTGGATTGATTAACTTACAATCAGGTTCTCCTAGTTCTGCCGTGACTTCCTCAATTTCAGTAATTAAAACTGTTCCATTCTTTAATAGGAGAACTTTTATCATTCTGCTGCTTTATCCCCCAATTCATTCAAGATTTGTTTGACTGATTTAGACTTCTTCTTTTTCTTGCTAGAAGGATCTTCACCACCTTCTTCATTTAGTTTTTCAAGATATGCTGCTTCCAAATCTCTGACTGGTGCATAGACACAAATGATTTTATCTGCAGGAATAGTAAACACTGCTTCTTTAGCAAGAGGTTGCCATGGAATCAGGTTAATATCAATTTCCTGTTCATTGTCTTTTAGTTTCTTTTCTTTAAGTAAAGGGTTCTTATCTGTTAGGAATCTAGAAGGATCACCCATCATAGGGTTCTTACCATGACCGCCATACAAGTCTCTTAGGTTATCAGAGTCACCATCTTGATCTGCACCACCAGGACCAGGAGCCATACCAGGATCTTGTCCATCCATCATGATGTCTGGTCTATGTGGGTTGTGAAGTCTGTATCCGATAAGTCTTTCACCTACCAAAACTTCTTCCACACCAGAAATGAGAGTTTCACCAGATATTAAGTAAACGATCGATACTGTCATATTTGTATAAGGTTATGTTAGCATTATAAAAGGACTCTTGGTTTTTGTCAAGAGTCCTTTGAGTTTGATTATTTATTCGTTCAAGAGTTGAGGTTCTCCGATCGAGTACACCTTCTTCTTATGGTGTTCGGGAATAATTCTCTTTAAACTAATCGTCAATAAACCATCTACATAATCTACTTTATCAATTTCGACATCATCAGCTAATGTCCATGTGCGAGTAAATGCTCGTCTTGCTAATCCACGATGTACATATTCAGAATCATCGTCATCACCTTTTTTAGCTTCAACAACTAATTTATTGAATTCAGAATAAACATCAATGTCTTTTCTATTATATCCTGCTAGTGCGACTTCAAGTTTGAAATCTGTATTTGATTCTTTAACTAGATTGTATGGGGGATAAGATGACCTTTCACTTGTATGTTGTGCAGCGAGTCTTTGCACCCACTCATCCATACCAATAGTAGTTTTTTCTACATCATTTAAAAATTGTACAATGTCATTTACACCATACTTCCTCATGCTAGTCGTAAACATAATTGACCTCCTTAAGCGTCTGT